CTACTTGAAAAAAGAAATTAGCCGCATGGCAAGCGTTGTTCTATTTGATCCAAACATCCAAGTAACTTGGAAGCGTTTCACAAATCAAGCAGAACCATTCCTTGCAAGCGTTAAGTCACGCTTTGGATTATCAGAGTATCGTTTAATTCTTGATGAAACAACAACAACGCCAGAACTTGTAGATCGCAACGTTGTATATGCCAAGATCCTTTTGAAGCCAACCCGCGCTATTGAATTTATCGCTCTTGACTTCGTTATTACAAATACCGGCGCAAGTTTCAACGATTAGACTATATATATTATAGGAATTTAATTTTAGGAGAATAAAAAAATGGCATTTTGGAGCAAACAAGAATCAGAACCATTAAGACAATATCGTTGGATAATAAATTTTGGTGCCGCCGAAGTTAGCAACGGCTCTATGGACAGTCTTATATATGCATTAAAAAAAGTTGATAAACCAAAAGCCAAAGTTGGTGAAATAACGCACAAATATCTTAATCATTTCTTTTATTATCCCGGTCGTCTTGAGTGGGAAGCGATTAATATGACTTTTGCAGCGATTACAACACCAAATGCCACAAATTTAGTTAATAATGTTTTTTTAGGAGCTGGGTATGGGGTACCAACAAATGTAACCGGTTTTGATAATGTCTCTAGCATAGGAAAAAGAAAATTTAGCAATATGCTCGGTTCTTCAATTGATATTATACAATTAAACCCGGATGGTCAAATTTTAGAACGTTGGAGATTAGCTAATCCATTTTTTACTAGCGTACAATTCGGCAGTTTAGATTATTCTAGTGAAGAAATAGTAGAAATTACTACTACTGTAAGATATGATTGGGCAAAGTTAATGGATGTCACCGATCGGGATGATAGCGTAAGAAATATTAATAATCTCGGCGTTCCATAATACTAATACTATATGGCGTTTTGGTCTGACATAAATAACACTCCTGAACCATTACGCCAATATCGTTGGTATTTACAGTTTGGCGATAATAAATTAGAAAGTAATTTAGATAAATTAAGATATGCTCTGATGGAATGTGGTAAGCCAGAAATGGAAATCACTACATCAGAACATTTACTTTTAAATCATTATTTTAAGTATCCCGGCCTTGTTAAGTGGAAGCCAATCAATATTAAAGTTGCCTCTGTGGTTGGGCAAAAATATAGCGAAGATGCCTCTAGAATATTTCATGTATTGGCAAACAGAAGTGGTTATTATTTACCAAATTTAACTCAAGAAAATAATATTAATAAAATAGATATGATTACTAATATAGAAAATATTGAAATTATACAAATAAACACTGGTGGTGCTGAAATAGAAAAATGGTTATTATATAATCCTTTAATATCAAATATAAAATATGGTAATCTATCTTATGCAAGTGAAGATATAGTTACCATAGACGCAACAATAAATTATGATTTTGCAGAATTAAAATTTGATATCGATAGAAACAAGAAAATTAAATAAGTAGTACTTTTAAAGAAAGCTAGGTAAAAAATGCGCAATAACGAAGATCGTTTAGGGGCAAACTTAAATCGTCAAGACGGACTACCAACTCAACAATTAGCAACCCAACCTTTACAACAAAATAATCCACTGCAAGCAACACAGTTAGATTTCATGGTACCAACAGAATTTGTTGCTTTGCCATCCAAAGGATTATTTTATCCACCACATCACCCATTACATAAAAAAGACAGCATTGAAATCAAACAAATGACCGCTAAAGAAGAAGATATTCTTACTTCTCGTAATCTACTTAAAAAAGGTGTTGCATTAGATAAACTTATACAATCTCTAGTATTGGATAAGAATATCAATACTGACACATTAACTGTAGAGGATAGAAATGCAATCATAGTTGCTTCACGCATTTCAGCTTATGGAGCGGATTATAATACAACTGTTACCTGTCCATCATGTAATGAAAAAGTTAAAAGCACTTTTAATTTATTAGAAAGGCTTGAGCAACTAGAAAGCGAAGAAAGCTCATTGCAAGTTGATGATAACGGTTTATTCGTCGTAACACTGCCTGTAACGAAGTACACGGTGATTTGCAGGGCTTTAAATGGTATGGACGAGAAAGAGTTGCTGCGTGTATCAGAAAGCAAAAAGAAGGGCAATAGCGGCGATTCTACGCTGTTAGAGCAATTACGCTGTATGATTGTTTCCATACAAGGCAATACAGATAAAGATACTCTTGCTAGAGTAGTTAGTTTGCTTCCAGCAGCTGACTCAAGGTTTTTACGTAAACAATATCAAAATACAGTAAAAGCAGTAGATCTAAAGAAAACGTTTACTTGTAGTGCTTGTTCATATGAAGCGGAGATGGAGGTGCCGCTGTCCGCAGACTTTTTTTGGGTTAAATAGCGAATACCAAGAAAATATATATGAACAATTCTTTTATTTGAAATATTATGGCGGATTCAGTCTTTTTGAAAGCTACAATTTGCCAATTGGTTTGCGACAATGGTTTGTTAAAAAGCTAATAGATCAACTAAAAGAAGAAAATGATGCAATAAAAAAGGCAAGTCGTAAATAATCTTGAGCGGATTTAATTATCCGCTCAATTTTTATTTATTGTCTAATTATTTTGTGTAGTTTTTAATGGATAAATATTATGGCTGTTCCTACTAAAGAACAATTAGAAGAATTAAGAGAATTGCTGAAGCAATCTGGCACGTCAGTTAAAGAACTAGACGATTTTATGAAATTAGTTGAAACTTCTTCTTCTGATCTAGTAAAAATTTTAATAAAACAAAATGAAGAAAGACAAAAGGGCAATGATTTAATAAGAGAAACAAATAGATTAGCTGAATTAGAAAACAGTAAAAATGCAAGAATATCTGAAGACGCAAAAAAAATTGCCGATGAAAGAAAAAAATTTACTGATGATTTAATAAAAAAACAAAATGATTTATTATTGATAAATCAAAAAATAAAAACTCTTGAAGAACAACAAAAAAACAATAATGGTATTTTAACCAAAGAGCAACAAAATCAATTAAATGCCGCTAAAGCGGAAATACCTATAATTAAAGAACAAATAGCCGCTTCACAAAGAAATCTAGAAATTTCCGATAAACGTGTTGAGGTTCTAGGACAAGAGCAAAGAATACATAAAGAAATTATAAATTCTATTGAAATACAAACATCAAGAATGTTTGCTCTAGATGATGTATGGCGTAACTATAAAAGGGGCGTCAGTTTAACATCCGCATTGTTTCAAAAATTTGTTGATAACGCCGCTGAGTTACTTTCAAAGGTTAATGAAGGTAATGCACAATTTGCTAAAACAACCGGTCAGATAGCAGATCGTACTTTTAATTTTGGCATGGGTTTAAGCCAATTTGGTATTGGATTTGAAGAATTAAATAAAGCTGCTGGTGAATTATTTGTCTCAATGAGCGGCTTTTCTAATTTAAATAAAAACGTTCAAAAGGATTTAGCCGAATCTGCTGCAAAAATGGAACTATTAGGCGTTAGCGCCAGCACTACTGGAAAAATCATAAATGATTTGACCAAGGGTATGCGCATGACCGCCGATGAAGCACGGACAACAAATGAATATCTTGCCCGTGCAGCTATAGGAATGGGTGTGCCACCGCAAAAAATGGCACAAGAATTTGCTGCTGCAACACCTAAAATGGCTGCTTTCGGCAAGCAAGGCGTAGAAGTATTTATACAATTACAAAAACAAGCTAAATCGCTTGGTATGGAAATGAATACCTTAATGGGCATAGTCGGTGATACCTTTGATACATTTGAAGGCGGTGCCCGTGCAGCAGGCAGATTAAACGCTATATTAGGCGGTGATTATTTAAATTCAGTAGAAATGTTAAATGCCACAGAAAGTGAGCGCATAGAAATATTAAAACGTTCATTTGATATGAGTGGAAAGAATTTTGATTCTCTTGATAAATATGAGAAAAAAGCTATTGCTGCTTCTTTGGGAATAAGCGATTTAAATGAAGCAAGTAAACTATTTGGTTCTTCTACTTCTGATTTAAATGCCGATATGGAAAAACAGGCAGCAACTCAAGAAAAATTAGAAGCTGTTCAAAAGGAAGCAGTAACCACGCAGAAAAAAATGAATGAAATCTTTAATGGATTTTTAGTTATCATCAAACCATTAGTTTCTACTATAGAAACATTAGTTGAATGGATTACTTGGTTAAATGATAAAGCATTTGGGTTTGGTGGAACTTTAATTGGCGTTGGGTTAGGAATTAAGTTTTTTGGTGGCAATATAACTTCTCTATTGTCTCCACTAAAAAGCATGTATGGTTTTATCGCGTCCATGCCTGCAAGAATAAAGGCGATGACAGCTGCAATGAAGGCTCCAGAAGGTGGTGGCTTCTTATCTGGCGTTAATGCGTTTTTTAAAGGAAAAACCCCAGAAGTTCCAGTAGTTCCTAAAATACCAGAAATGGATCCAAAAGCTGGTTTTTCTTTTAAATCGGCAATGGAAGGTATGGCACAAGGTTTTGCCGCCTTTGGTAACACTGCGGGTGTTTTAAAAGGAGCTTTAATTTTTACATTAGTAGCTGCTGCCGTTGGTGCTTCAATGATCGTATTTGCTTTTGCTCTTAAACAATTTACTGGGATCGATTTTGAACAAGTGATGAAAGGGTTAGGAGTTTTAACTTTATTAACTATTGGTATGTTTGCACTTGGAGCGTTTCTTACAGGTCCGGGTCTTATATTTTTTGGTGCTGGTGTGTTGGGTATAATGGGTTTGTCAATAGCCATAGCAGCATTGGGTAATTCCTTACAAACACTAGATGTTACTAAATTAGAAGCTTTTACTACTTTCACAGATAAAGTTTCTGCAATAAAAGATATTAAAGAAGGAGCAAATCAAACAGCAGCTGCTATTTTGACCATAGGATTAGCTTTAAGAGCAATTCCTGAAGGTAAGGATGTTACCTTAAGAGCGTTAAACGATACTCTATATACCGCAAAAACAATCAAAGAAGAAGAAATTAAACCAGCTAAAGACTTTGTTGATGCTGTAAGAGAATATTATGTAGCACAAGAAAAATCAAAAGATTCTGATAAAGATGCGCTCGCTGTAGCATTAAAAGAATTAAAAGGTATACTAACACCAAAAACTAACAATGAACCAATAGACATTAAATTAGTATTAAAAGATGGTCAAGTGCTAAATGGCACTTTAACGGGAAATTTGGGTAAATTAGTTAACGGTAATGGATAACGGTTAAGGATATTATGTCATATTATGGATTTAGTAGTTTATATCAAAATACTGAATATCAAATAAAAATATATTCATTTAGTATAAATGAAACTGTAACTTTTCCTGCGTTCGTGACAGATTATAACGACTCTTTTAAAAGTAATTGGACAACACAAGAAATTTATGGTAGGATGGATCCTATAGCTACTTTCAAAAATACATCTAGAACTATTAATTTAGCTTTTGATATACCAAATTCTGATATAATAAACGCTAAAGAAAATTTATCTAATTTAGATACAATTATTAAAGGTTTATATCCTGTGTATGATGAAAGATTATCTGGCTCAAGCAATATTTCTGCTCCACCGCTATTCAGAATAGAAATGTCTAATTTGATTTGTAATGTACAAACAGGCGAGGGATTATTAGGATATTTAAACGGATTTGATTTTAAGCCAGAAATGAATAGTGGACACTTTATTGATAGTGGTATAATATATCCAAAATTGCTTAAAGCTTCTTTTACTTTTAATGTGCTGCATGAGCATGCATTGGGAACTAAAGTTATTGGAAATAAACACGTACCAAGAATAAAAGTTGGGGAAGGATTTAGTTATGCCTTTGCGCATAAATATGATAAGCGAACTTTTGTTGGTGCGACTACCCCTGCCTCTGGTTCAACATCAGCTGCTACGCAACAAGCTACAACTCCCAGTAACGAAATACAACTATATACTTCTAGATTATTAGAATCTGGTCCTAATGCCGCGCCACAAGGAAGAATATATCAAGTTAGTCCAACTTCTATGGGTGGCAAGCCACCTGAAAGATTTACTTTAGTGAATACAACGAATGTATACAAAGTCTATAAAAGTTCCGATGGACAACTTATCGGCATACCAATAAATCGGAATGGTGGTTCGGTTGGATTTACTACAACACCCAACTCGCCAGCTATTACGGAATTAGCAGTATTTAATAATTAAAAATATATTATGTCCAATCGTTATAAGAATAGAGAAATACTACAAAATAATTTAGAAATGTATAAAGAAACATTTCGTAAAAGAAATGTAAAATTTATACGTCAATATGAATCTCCAAACTTTAGATATCCTAAAGGAGAGGAATTAAATAAATTTGAAATCATAACCTATACATGGAAAATGGGTGATAGTTACTTTAAATTAGCAGACCAATTTTATGGTGATGCTAAAACTTGGTGGGTGATAGCAAAATTTAATAATAAGCCAACCGAATCTCATGTATCTGTTGGCGATGTAATATATATCCCTACTCCTTTACCAAAAGTTTTAAATTATTTATCTGGATAACATATGCCGTCTAATAATGATAATCAAAAAGCTATAGTAGAAGATAAAGCAGCTGCTGCCTCGCAAAATAGATTAGGGCAACAAGCAGCGCTTATGCTTAATTGTGACAAAATATTAGATAAATTACAAAATTCTGAATACGCAGATAGAAGAAAAGTTAAATATAAATACTTTACTACAATTCGTGATAGTGAAAATAAAAGCACCACTACTGATTGTTTTGAAATAACTAATTTATTAACAAAAAATGAAAGTATAAAATCATTTTTTTATAAATTACCACCACATGTAATGTCTGTTTTGCAACCAACAATAAAACTATATAAAATATTTTATCCAACTTCACAATTGGTTGAAACAGCAGAAAAAGGCACTAAATCTATTAATGGTTACGATTGGCGTATACCTTTTGACGATGTTTCTGTTGGTAGTCCCGGTAATCCAACTTCTAGTGAATATGTTAATGAAACGTTGCAAGGTGTTTTAAATGGTGCTGGTAGATTAGGTGGAGCTGGTATTAAATCTTTTAGCTATTCCTATAAAGGCGTAAATCCAGCAGAAATAAATACAAATATAGTTGCAAACTTAGAATTATTCATGTCGTCACCAGATGATTTAATTAGATCTATAAATATTCGCAACGATGATCCAAGATTTATTAATGCTGGTGTTTCCGGATTACCAGAAGGGATAAGCTTTTCCTATTCTGATTTGGTTAATCAATCATCAAGAATTAGAGTTGATGCTTTTACAAAAATTGATAAACGCTTAGTGGTTAATGAGCATTATTATAGAATTAAAGCAGTTGTTGGTTATGTTACGCCACCACAAAATTATTTAAACAATTTAAATTTAACACAACAACAAATAGAAGATCTTAAAAAAGCAATTAATATCTCAAAAGTAATTTTGTTATTAACACCTTATTCTCATAGTTTTGATTTTAATGAAAATGGTAATATAAGTTTAAAAATTGAATATCATGCAATGATAGATAAAGTTCTTGCGTCACAAGATGCAGATGTATTAAAAGCAAATATAACAGAATATGTAGCGTATAAACAAGCTAAAAAAACTCTTGAAGATGCTAAAGATAATAAACTTAAACAACTTAATAAAATAAAATGTAATCAAAAAGACACAACTAACAGAGAAAAAGAAATAAATCAAGCAGAAGAAAACAATAAAAAAACAATCCAAGACGCGCAAAATAATTTAAGAATTGCTAATCTAAAACTTTATAGCGCATTAAACAAAAAAATACTTAATCTTGAAACCGGCCCTGTTAGTGCTAATAAAAAAGATAGCCATGGTAAGGAATATGCAGGTGTATACGTTGCTAGTATGCATCCTAGCGCGGTAGGTGTCACTAGTTTAATTGACAATGCGGCAGCAGAAACAATTACTATGGCTACAGGAGGTTTTTTATCTAGTGTTTTATCTTTTTTTAGTTCAGGTGGAGAGAGATTAGAAAAAGCAGATACTATAAGAATTAAAAAAATCAGTGATTCAAGAAAAATTTCTAAAATAGAATTATTAAAAGGTGAATCTAAAAGAGAATTAGCTAACAAACTTGTCGATAAGCCATCGCAAGAAATTATAAAAGATATAGAAAATAAAAAAGCTGCTGATGAATATCAAAAAAAATCTGATAGTGAAAACGAAGAATTAAATCCACAAAGCAACAATACGGTAAATGTTAAGTTCGTCTTTCTTGGCGATGTATTAGACGCAGCATTGGAATGCATGAAATACGTTAGTCCAGCCAGCGCTGTTCCTAGAATAGTTTTAGGAAATATAAATATTGAGATTCCACACGTATATATTGAAGGCGATGATGAAGAAACTAAATCTTGGACTATAACAACTACTATAAATTTAGCCGATGTACCGATATCTTTAGAATTATTAAATGCGTTTTTGATAGATAAACTTGTTAGACAAAATAAATCTTCATACCCAGTAACACTTTTTATTAAAGATGTTATAAGTGAATTAGTGATTGCTTGTATATCGCCAAAATATTTTGGTACTTCTGCAAAGCTTAATTCTGCAATAAGAATTTCTAATTTGTTATTAAGCGTTCCTTTAGATAATAATAAAAGAGATGTTTTAATGCAAAAAACAGCGCAAGAATTTATAAACGCCAATCAATATAGTTCTTACCCGGATCCTATTGACTTAAGTAATCTTAAGCAAGAATATCGAGATGGGATTAAAAAGTTTTTTGATACCGATATCGAAAGTTTATTAGCTAATGATGTAGCAAGTTATTATTTTATATATTGCTCTACAAAATTTAATGAAAAAGGCAATGTTGGCGATGAAGATGAAGATGCTAAAAAAGGCATATTTCATTTTAGAATGGGTACCGATAGTGGTATT